CCGCAGTTATAGTTTTGATGCCATTTCAAAAACTCTACGGAGTCATAAGCGCTTGATATATTTTCATGCGTCCATCCGCTTTTATGCGTTCTTGGATCTTTCCCGTCGTCTAAAGGATCAACCCAAAGAATCCCAAGAGGAGTGAAAAAAATTGCCGTATCAGCAAGAAGCGCGGCTCTTTCCTGCAAACGAAATCCGTCTGAATAATTGAAATGCTCTACCGCGTCAAGGGCAAGGCAAACATCCCAATGCCCTTGAACAGTCAGCGCGTTTTCCTTCAAAAACTTTCCAGGGTATTCAACAGGCCAATCCAAAACGTCAACGAACGTCTTTTCCTTAAACGGGAGGTTCCTCGTAAATCTAGCAGTCTCACAGCATAGATCAACCATCGTCTTTTCCTCAAGCGGAGATACAAGACACCTAATGACCGAAAGTAGTGTTGGGTCTGTCTTGTATCTACCGCTAAAGGTTTTATTCATTTGCGCTCACCATTTTCCAATGCCATCAAAATAACTTGAACTGCTTCCCCGCTTTTCACGTGCTTCCCGGTAAACCTAAAAACTTTCCATCCTAAAAGGGTTGCCGAATTGTATTTCTCGCAGTCACCCTCAAAACCTTTACCGGATGTGTGGCGTCCTCCTGACCACGTACCACCCTCTATCTCGGCCGCTACCATTTGATTGGGCCACGCAAAATCAAAACGCCACTTCCTGTACGGATTAAACAAAACCTCACGCTCTGGGTTTGGAAGTTTGAAAACCCTTGCATGAAAAAGAAAGTCCTGTTCTAGGTTTGACTTCATTCTTCCCCCATCTTTTTCAACAATTCCAAGGCCGAAATTGAAGCACTCATGGCGGCTAGTTTCGGGTCATCCTGAAATTGCAGGCTTTCGGTTGCCCTTAGATGCTCCACTATTTCCTGGTATAGACTTTCGGGAATGGTTCGTTCCATGTTTTCTCCTTTTCTTCTTTGGTTTGTCCTTCTCTGCTTGAACCGCTTCCGAGTAGTCCTGCAACAGATTAACACAAGTCAAGCGGTCTTCGTAAAATCTTAATCGGTATCGGATGAGGTTTAAAACGCCTTCTTTGTTCACTTTTTGAATCCTTTGGAAAGGATTGCGTTTCCGCAAGTTATTCTTGATTCATCTTCTTCCTCGCTTGGAACAAACACGATAACATCGAATCCAACCTGTTTTAGATTTTCTTCATGATCGATATAGGGTGAATATTCAGAATACCCACGAGTTGTCTTTAGACCGTTTATGGACGCTTCTTTCGTTTCGTGAATTGGTGTAATCTTTACCATGAAAATAGAGGGCGGAAACCAAACGGATAGCTGTTTTGCGTCAATAATAGTTTTGTCAGTAATTGCAAAGTTAAGTGTTATTTTTCTTCCCTTACATGGCTTGTTATCCGTAACCGATCTCATAATTTTTGCAATGCGTTCCATATTATCTTCTTCGCCACCAAATAAAAATTTTCTTTGTTTTTCGTCCGTTGAATTGATGCTTAATTGAAGTCCAGCTTCCCCATTAAAAATACTGTTTTTAGCATCTATCCAATTCTTTACAAACTCGTATGAGTTTATATTGGTTCTGGGCATCATTGTAGAAACAACCGGATGGTAATTCCACCCTAGAGCGCGGAAGTATCCAAAAAGAATTAGAGCCGACTTTAAAACACCCGGGTTAAACGTAGGCTCTCCCATCCTAGCAAAATGATGATTTAGCCTTTTTGTGTATTTTACTTCCGGGTGTTCTTTAACGGCGCTAAGAACCTGTTCTACCATTCCATTAGTGCTGATGTTTCTTCCGTGGCCTACTTTCGGAACGTCGCAAAAAGAACACTTCATCGAACAACCGTATTGGGTCGATGTTGTTATAACCCACTTTTCAGACAAAGGCATTGGATTTCCGTTTTCGACTCCGTTGATTCTATTTGTGAGTCCCAAAAAATCAGCCTTTACATTTCTTTCTTTTCCATAATCCGCAATAGAAAGAAACTCCACCATTCCTCCTTCGTATTCCCCTATATAAATTTCGCCTGTCGGAACTTTAACTTTTTCAATTATTTTCAAATTGGTTTTCATTTCAATAACCCTTTCTTTTCCCTATCGCTCGGATTACCGCTATCTCAATGTCCTCTAGCCTGTGCTTCATGTTCTCGGACTTCGGGGGAAGGAATGACCGGATCTCGTTAGCGAAACCGTGCATTTTCTCCACAGTCTTTCTGTCCCTGTAGTCAACGTGTCCCGCGTTCGTTTTCTCTCCGTGGCACAGACGATCAAGTAACTGCATATTTTCGGGGTTCAGCACTCCGGGTAGGTCCGAAACCGTGTGGCGTCCTCCAATCTCGTCCAGGTCTACCTCGTCCAAACCTAATTGCTTTTTACACTTCGAACACACGCACCCAACGCGCCCAACGCGCCGAATAATCTCTAGCTTGACTAACCTCCTGATCCGGTTAATGGTTCCCTGTCGGTCTGATATGTGGTTCATTATTCTTCCCTGTATTGGCTTGTGACTCTAAGCCCTGTGTTTTTGTTTCCGTGAATTGCGTCCTTGTTGAATTTGTGCTCCTTCGGTTTCTTCCTCACGCACATCTCGCACCAGTCAATCCCGTCCTTGACTCGTTGCTTCCCTAACACCTTCCCGCAGTATTTGCACTTCATTTTTTAGTCCTCCGTCTCCTAAAGAAACAAATAAATGCTCCTGATCCAAAATTGTTCCATGCCCTAGGGTCATACGCTACTGAAAATGGTTCCCATCCGTCTTTCAAAAGTTCTTGCTCACAGCCACGGACGCAGGTAGCGATCTCCCAAATAACTCTTCTACAGTTCCATCCTCATCGATGATGTCCGGTTCATCACCACGCAGGCAAGAAGGGCACTTATTGTTTTTGATGACAGATGATTCTTTTTTTAACCCTTCAAACTTCCGTTGGAGTTCTTCAAACTCATACCTCGGGACGGAAACCTTTGAGTAATTGCAAACCCACGCGCCTTTACCCTTTCCACATAGACACACTTGCTCGTCAAGCTCAACTCCTCCAAACACAACAAAACCACACTTAATGCACTGCATACTGTCGGGGTTTAATTTTTCCATCACTTCACCTCTTTTCGGTCGAGCTTAAATCCTTTGCATGGGTAGCAAACATTGCACTTTCCCTTTTGGTGATTCATCGAATAATGGCCACACTTGCACTTCGCTTGAGACAGCAAAGCTCGGTCGATTAGTTTTAGAAATCGTTTTTTCTTTTCCGCATCAGATGCCGAGAGATAGAAAATTCTTTCCACGGCTCTCTGCCACTTGTCTAATGGTTTTGGAACGTATCCAGAAATGAGGATCATCACTTCACCGCCTTTCCCGTCATTTCATACACACATTCCGGGCAAACGTCCCTTCCGTCCTGCCTATTATTTGTGGATACGCTCCATCCACACTCGATAGCGCAATCGCGATCTCCTTCAAACCACCCGCGGCCGGTCGAAGTTTTTTCCTTCTCCTTGTTGCACACGTCACACCAAACAGTATTTGTTACGCTCATACTTTCACCTTTCTGGTTGGCTCGTCGTCCTTGAACATCGGGCCGCTGTATAGGATCGGGGTCTGTTTCATCTCAAGTCCTTCGCATTACCGAGCAGGTACTTTCTATTAACCGTTTCGGCAGTTTTATTTTCAAAGTCGATTCTCAAGAGTTTCGATGTATAGCAAAACTCGCCATCTCGAATCCACGGTCTAGGGTGTCCATAAACAACCCCGGAAAGCCTGTAATATGAATGCTCGTGGCCAACATGAAATTCGATTGTCCATTCTTCAATTCTTGGATCTTCGCTCATGCCGTCTCCTTCGCTATGATTTCGCAGACGAACCTACCGCCTGGGTACTCGATCAGCTTATGCAAAAGCCACTCGTAACCCGTCACCGTGTGCCAGACGTAGGAGATGCGGATAGGGTTCATCCCATCCTCCCCATCAGCGTGTTCCATGCTGTGTAAGCCACAAACGGAACCTGTCCATTCCCAATGACTCTAACGCGGTCCAACCGATTGGCCATCCCATCAACCACTCTTCCCAGTCCGGGTTCAATTTCCCAGAGGTTTTTGTGCGTCTTTGAATTTCTTCCGATAGATTTACTCCACGCTTGGATTGCCTTTTCCGTCTCTCCACGGTATCCATTTTCATTGAACTTCTGTAATCCCGTGAGCAGGGTGTTGGAAACATTTCCACCATTGCACCTAGGCGAAAATACTTTTTCCCTTTTGAAACCTGATAACCGTCCTGTTTTTTTGATTCTGGCGTTGGCCAAGTTTCCATATTTCTCACTTGAGCAGATAAGCTTCCTGCACATTTTTCCGTTCTGTCTTTCATCCTTTTTACAAATTTTTTCGGGTCTTCGTCCGGGTCGTTGCTCCGTGGAGTGAGCCAGAATCCATATCCTTTCTCTTTCATGCCTAGCGCCACAATCGGACGCTCCCAACACACACCATTCCGCATCGAACCCCATCGAGGCCAGGTCTCCAAGAACGACTCCCAACCCGCGAGAAGTGAGAGCTGGGGAGTTTTCCAGGAACACGTATCTCGGTCCCATTTCGTCAATGACCCTTGCAAATTCTTTCCAGAGTCCACTACTAGGTCCGGTGATCCCTTCACCCTTTCCAGCGGTGCTGATGTCCTGACACGGGAAGCCTCCAGATATGCAATCCACGATTCCGCGCCACGGTCGTCCGTCAAAAGTTCGCACGTCGTCCCATATCGGGAAAGAAGGGAGGATGCCGTCTTTTTGCCTTTGGAGCAGGACGGCTTGGCACCACGGATCACACTCGACGGCACACACGATTTTGTGTCCGAGAAGGATTGATCCGAGGATTCCTCCACCAGCTCCCGCAAATAGATGTAACTCATTCACTTGTCCCCCAATAGTTTCACAATTCCAAACTTAACTTCTCCGCCTCCGCAAATTTCGGAACACGTGATTATTTGTTCTTCTTCGGTTGTTTTTTTCCACAAGGCGGTTCCGGCGAAAAGATTAAATTTAAAAGATAATTTCTTTTTGCATGAAATCGAAAGGCCAGCCTCGATGCCCCAGCCAGCCTCGATGCCACAGCCAGCCTCGATGCCATCGCCAGCCTCGATGCCCCAGCCAGCCTCGATGCCACAGCCAGCCTCGATGCCATCGCCAGCCTCGATGCCATCGCCAGCCTCGATGCCCAATCCCGCCTTGATGCCCTCGCCAGCCTTGATGCCATCGCCAGCCTCGATGCCCCAGCCAGCCTCGATGCCCCAGCCAGCCTCGATGCCATCGCCAGCCTCGATGCCCCCGCCAC